TCATATTAGTGAACAAGGGGAGGGAAAATGTGGACACCATAGCGATTTTATTGAAAAAATACCAAATTATTTATTGGAAATACCAAAGAAATATGGAGTAGATATAGATATTATGATCGAAGCGAAAAAAAAGGAAAAATCTATTATGAGATTATATAAAAAATATCCATTTCTTGATTGTAAAAAAAAGAAAAAAAAGATTATTATCATAAAAAAAAAAAAAAATAATTAAAAATATAATTTCTTGGTTCGATTAATTATAAATATTATTTTTTTTTATATAAAATATAGAATTGAATTTATTTTTAAATTTGAATATAAAAATTAAAAATTTATTGTATATAACTAAGATTATAAAATGGTACAATTAAGAGATTTTAATAAATTTTGTGATATTATATTGGAAGATGATTCATATAGTGATGAAAAATGGAATGAAATTAAAGAAAAAGCATATGGTCAACTTGAAGAAAAATATAAAATACCAAGAAATTTTTGGAAAAGAAATTCAAACTATTGGGAAAAAAAACAAATGGAAGAATATCATAAACCAATTAAGAAACAACTAAAGATTGTTATATTAAATATAATAGTTTTATTACATGGAACATTTTTGTACAGTAAAACTAGGGAAAATGATAAATTAAGATGGTTAGATCAATTAAATCTTGTAAAAGAAAAATATGAATTGTTTCAATTATTATTAATAGCTCATGAAAAAAGGGAAGATAATGAACTATTTGTAAATATAAAAAAATATTTTCCGCATTTTGATGAAGTAGAAATGAAAGATCAACACACTGTTATTCATGATAAATTTATTGAGATAGAAAATATTTTTATGGATTTAATGAATTTAAAAAATATAAAAAACAATTGTGAATTATTATTGAAACAAATGCTTTCTTTAAACTACTTGATGAATTATCATTTTTGTTATGAAGAAATAATTATAACCTGCTATGCTTTAGAGAAACCAGATTGTTATAATTGGAATATATCAAAACTTTAATAATAATCTAGAATAGGTGGAAAAATATGGTGATAATTTTTAAATTCTTCTTTCCATGTTTTTTGTTGATTGTTTCTTAAATTGGATAATTTCTTATAATGATGTTTTGTTAGAAAACTTGTGACATGATTTAATATTGTTAATAAAATAGTAGGATGATTACCATCTAAATCACACCAAATTGCATAATGGAGCAGCGTATCTCCTTCATTATCTTGATAAAATAATGATTTATTTTGATTCAAGAAAAAATCTAAATACATGATACCGCCAAAATACTCTAAATGTGATAAATAGATCATTATTGAATTCTGGTTATTTTGATATGGCAAAGAAACACGAAATGGATGAAATAAATTTGAATTTTTTTCATGCAGGTGATTTATAATTAATATTTTAAATTTATCATATGAACTAATGTCATCAAAAAAGTATTGACTAATGGATTTTTTGTGATCTATGATTGAACCAATAAAATTAGAAATATTTACAATGGGTTGATTATTAAACCATTCAATATAGTTTGGGATGATTTCATTTTGTCCGGAAATTAATCCTATTCTACATATAGGACATCTATTTCCGATTCTTTGTAACTTCCATTTTTTAAGACATAAATCATGAAAAAAATGATTACATAGTGTTTCTACATAATTTTTATCCATTAATTCCAAACATATAGTGCAAATTGACATCTAATTGTTACTAGACTCTTCATCACTTTAAATATTTATCAATTAGATAACAATTATTTAACAAATATAATTGATTAAAATTCGATGATTTAAGTTATGAATCATCAGAACAAAAACTTTCAGATGTGATTCTTTTAAAAATATAGTAGTCCAATTTTGTAAAGTTATAAGGTGGTGAATGTTCTAATTTATTGGGAGAATTATCTTTGAGTTTTTGATCCTTAAATAAAGAATCTTTAATAAATTCAGGATTATTTTTTTTATGACAAATATTACCCATATAATGATTTTTTATTACTAATCTTTAAGTATGCTTATTAAAAATATGACAATTAACAATAAATTTTTTTTTTAATGGATTATTTATTTGATAAATAATACAAATTTCCGAAAATTTCGTTGGATATTGTTTGTATTTAATCCAATTTTTACAATCGTATAAATTGTCAAAAATTTTACTATATATTTTAATGGATCCATTGGGTTGACAATAATGATGTTTTGCTCTATATCTAATAGGTGGAACTGTTGGTATTTTATTTAGATAATAAAAATTGATATCATCACAAAATGTATAATATTTATCTTTTTTTCCTAAAAATATATAATTAAGGAATTTACGATTACCATCTTTATTTATAGTTCTGAATATTGTTTTAAGACCTTTAACTAGAGTTAAATATGATATTATTTCTATTTTGAGATCATCATTTAAATAATTATATATATTCATTTCGTGGTAAGATCAATTTTAATTTTTTCAAATTTTTTTCTTTAAAAATAGAAATGGAGAAAAATAAAAATAAAAAAGTTATGGTTTTGATTGTAAGAGGTGGTAATTTTTCAATGCAGAATAAAATATCAAATGAATTAGTAGAAAACTTACGAAATATTGGTTTTATAGTTCGGACACCTTGGTTAATAAAAGATAATTTTATAAAGACTATTAATAAATTAAATAAAATTATAAGAAATTTTGATGGAAATATCATATTAATAGGTATTAGTAGTGGTGCATTCATTGCATCTCAACTAAGAGATCACAAAAATGTTATTGGATTTATTATACTTTGTGGTATTTTAACACCATCATTAAGAATGTCTGTTGTTCCATCGAAATCAAAAAATACATTAAAATTTTTTCATACAATCAAAAAATTAAAAAAAATAGAAAAGAAATCATTGAAGAAATCTAAATGTTCAAATATAAAAACTATTTTAATAATTAGTAAAAAAGATAAAAATCTTCCCTTTAGTGTAGTAAAAACTTTAAATTATCAAAAAATGTTAGGGAATGGAATGATAAAAATTTTTTATCTAAATAATATGAATCATAGAGATATTGCTGATATTAAAGATGATAAAATTAAAAATTTGATAATCAAAAATTGTTTAAAATTAAAAAAATAAAAAAAAGTATTCTACATTGATTATGCATAGATTAAAAAATATTGCACATAGAGGAATAGATTTAGCGAAAAATAAAAATATGATAGAAAATACTGTTTCATCAATTAAATATCTAATGAAAAAAAATATTGACACCTTTGAAATTGATGTCCATATGTCAAAAGATAAAGAAATATTTTTAATGCATGATAAAACATTGAATAGATTAGCACTAGATAAAAATGATCCATTAACAAAATTAGATGTATCAAAATTAAATTGGGATCAAATAAAAAATATAAAGATTGGAGATAATGATTACAAAGAAAATTTTGAATATCCCTCTTTATTGAAAGATGTCTTAAATATTTTATCTCAAGATCAAACGTTATTCATAGAAGTAAAGGGAAAAGGCGAAATATTCTATAAATCTTTAGAAATTGCTAAAAATTATGATAGCAAAACTAATATTGTATTTATATCGTTTGATTTGGAAGGATTAAAAGAACTGAAAAGAATTGATGAAAATATGATTTGTTATTATCTTTATGAATGTAACAAATCAAGTAATATCAGAAATAATGATAAATTTTTATCACTATTAGATTGTTTGAAAGAATCTAAAATAGATGGTATTAATGTAGATTCTATAAATAAATATATGACAAAAAAAAATATAAATTATTGCCATAATTTGGATTTAAAATTTTTAGTTTGGACTAATGGGCAAGAAGATGATATTTTATGGAATAGCTTATTCGATTTTGGTATTGATGGTTTCACAACAGATAAATGTATTGAATTTAGATCATTCTTAGATGAAAAAATTTAATAGGAATAGGAATAGGAGATTTTTTTTTTTTGATCATATAATCAGAAATTATTATGATAATAATATGAATGAATATTTGTATTACTACTTTGTTTTGAACAAAAAATAATATAGATGAAGATAATATTAATGTCAATAAAATCATTTAAAAAAAATGACTTGTAATAAATTATGGGATTAACAAACAAAAAAATGATTAATGTAGAAAATGAAAATAATAATAATATCATAATAGAAAAATCACATAATGGATTTGATAATTTAGAGAAAGAAAATATCAAAATTATTAAGTTAATAAGAATATTAAATGATAATCCAGAATTGAAAAATTGGTTACATAGTATAAAATCAACTACTATAAATAATGATAATAGGGCGAACGTCCTATCGGATTGTTCCTACGTTGATTATAGCCACCCGGAAAGCTCCGAAAGTAATGAATTTAAAAGAATAAAAAATTTATTAGGAAAAGAAGATATATGTAGTTCCTCATTTAATCTATTACTTAATAAAGTACGTATATTATTAAAAAAAAATAATGAATTAAATTAATATTTTAAAAAAAATAGTTGAATATATTAGATTATGAAACATAATATTCTAGATACTTTGGATTTATATTATTCAGATTTTTATAAAAAAAAAAAAAATAAAGTATTTCTAGTTTTATCTTTAGTTGTAAGTGTATTATTTGCAATATTACAGTCAATAGGGATCCCAACATTATTATCAAATATTAGGGAAGGATCATCAATGTTAGCATTATATAGATTATGTATTTTGTTTATTTTTCTAAATATAATATTTTATTTCAAGGGATATTTTGAAATAAATCTTTCAAATAATATGAATAAATCATCACGAATAAAATTTTTCAATGCAATAATTAACAAATATTCAGAATCATTTAGAGATATTGATATTGGAAATTATGTAACCAGAATAATGAATGCTACTTCTGAATTATCAAGATTTACAACATTAGCTTTAAGAACAATTTTACCATTAATTTTGATAATGGTGATTATTTCAGGATATATGTTTTTTATTAATCGTTGGTTATCATTTATCTTCTTCTTGAATTTAATTTGTATATTTATATTAATCTTTACTCTTGGCAACATTACTAGAGTAAAAAAGCAGACTGCTGAATTTTATTATTACAATTTGTATTCAAACTTGAATAATAAATATAGTAATCTACTAAACACTTATTTAAATAATGAAACAAATAATGAAAAAAAAGATATTAATGTACTACAAGAGAATCATAAGAAATTAGAGTTAGAACATGGTTTCTATCGAATCCTTTTGAATGCAAGTTTATTTTTTTGTGTATCTATCTTTAGTGTTATTAGTTTGTACATTTACATTAAAAATAATCTAAATAAAACTAACGAAGGCACATTAATAATTATTTTGATCATTTTATTTATTACATCATGTTTTAGTTTTATTGATAATATATCACCTTTAATTTCAAATATAGCTATTTCTGAAGGTTCATTTGAATTCCTTTTTGATTTAGTAGAAAATAAAAGGAAAAATTTAAAAAAAAATATTAAAGATGGAAGTGTACTAATTATGAATTTGGATTTCAAATACAATGATACAAAAATATTAAGAAATGTAAATTTGAAAATTAAGAGTGGAGATAAAATTGGTATAATTGGAAGATCGGGATCTGGGAAAACAACATTATTAAAATTAATTCTAAAATTATACCCATATGATGGAATGATAAAAGTTGGTAATACAGATATTCAGAAATTAGATACTAAATACCTGAGAGAAAAAATTATTTATATAAACCAAAGAACTGATCTATTAGATAAAACTATATTAGAAAATATCAAATATGGTAATAATTTATCGAACAAAGATATAGTCTATTTTTTAAAAAAATATAAATTATTAGATGTGTTTTCTAAATTAAAAAATGGATTACACGAAAATGTAATAATTAATGGTAGTAATTTATCTGGTGGAATGAAAAGGATAATAATATTGTGTAGAGGAATTTTAAAATCCAGTAATAGTTTGATTGTTATGATTGATGAACCTTTATCAGGATTAGATCCAATCACAAGAAAAAAAATAATAAAAATGATAAAATATGAATGCAGAAATAAAACGTTGATTATCATATCACACAATCAAGATATAAAATTCATAGTTGATAAGTTGATATCTATTAATAGTATCCAGAAATAAAATTTTATATCAATATAGTAAAAAAAAAAAAATCTCTTTTATAATTTATGACAATTAAAAAGCGGAATATTATTCCGAGAGAATGTATTTTTCCATTTAAATATAAGGGTCAAATGCATTACAATTGTATTAAAGATAATAAAAATAAAGAATGGTGTGCCACAAAAATAAACAAAAATAAATGTTCAGTGAAAAGAGGGAAATGTAATAAAGAAATTAAAATCATTTATAAATCTTATAATCGTAATATTTGGGTAGAATTAGATAAAAATTATTTCGTTGTGAAAGGTAAAACGTATCCATGTAGAAAGATAATAAAATTGTTAGGAGGAAATTGGGATAGAAGTTTAAATGGTTGGAGATTTAGTAATGATAAAAATATGATAGATTATATATCTCCACAAGAGGTTATTTCAAAAATTATGAGTTATTTAAAAAAAATGAAAGAGAAAAGCATAAAAAAAATTAAATTAGAAAACCATGATAAATCGTTTATTCCATCTATTAATAAAAAATTAATTAAATCAACATCAGGGGAGATGAATGATATCTTTGGATGTAAAGGATTGAAATCAAAAAATTGGGAAATTAACATAGGAACTATTAAAAAAAAGAAATGTGTGAAATATACAAAAAAAAAAGCAAAACAATACTTATTAAAAAATTTGTCCAAAGAAAAATATATACATTGTGATTCTATTGTAACTCCAAATCAAAAAAAGTCAAATTGTTGGTTTAATACTTTTTTTGTGATATTTTTCTTGAGTGATAAAGGAAAAAAATTCATGAAATTTTTTCGTACGTTAATGATTGAGGGAAAACAGCAAAATGGTGAAATTATCAAACCGGATAGTTTAAGAAGATCTTTTTTTTTATTAAATTTAGCAATAGAGAGTGTTATTGGAAGTTATGATTTGGAAAACGAATCAAGAAAACAAGCCTATCTATTAGATACAAATGATATTATAGAAAATATATATAAAAGTTTATATATGTTAAATAAAGAAGATTATTATGGAGATAGATATTTATTTAACATAAATGAATATGGAAATCCATTACAATATTACAATTATATTATAAATTATTTGGGGAATGATTCCATTTTGTTATTAGAAAATATTTATATTGAAAAGAAAAACTTTAAGAATGGTGTAATAAGACAAAATAATGAAAAAAATTCTATACAAGAATTAATACATGTGACAATGATGGAATCTAATCATAGACCTGATAAATTTCCTGATATAATCCCAATCATAATTTATTGGGATCAGAATTTCTATAGTGAGAAACCATTAGATTTTCATCTTCCATGTTTACCAAGATTGAAAAATGGTTGGGAAGAAATAATAGATGATGGCAATTTGTATTACAGAAAAATAGATGATCATGCTAATAGGACAATAGATAGATCATTAATAACAGATTGGGATAAAGAAGTATCTAGAAAAAGGGCAACATACAAATTAGATTCAATAGCAAAAATGACGGCAGATGGGAATCATTATGTTGGATTTATTACGTGTAATGGAAAAGAATATTATTTTGATGGATATTCATATAGAAATTTAATTAAATTTGATTGGAAAAAGAGATTAAATCAAAGTAAATATTTTTGGTTAGGAAATAGTGAGATTAATTTTAACAAAGAATATTCGATATATTTCTATTACCGTGTGAAATAAATGAAAATATATTACGATTTTTTTTTTAAAAATTATTAATTAAAACATAATTGGGTAAGTCATCGATAAATTTCCAAATTAATGTATTAAGATTACATTCTTTGATTTCTCCATCGTCATATGAAATTTCATGTAATCCTTTATTATAATTGGTGATTGTTCCTGAATAGAATTTTCCACTTGTCCATTTGATCGAAACCCTCCTGCCAATATATTTATTAAGCAAAAACCAATCGTCATTCATATTTTTACTATTATATTAGTTTAATAAAAATAATCATAGACAAAAACGTTTTTTTAAAAACAGAAATAAATTTATTTTAATTATTACTTTATAAAATAAAAAATATGGGAAATGTTGAAATATTACCGTGCTGTCCACCATCCTTCTTAAATAATGATGAAAATTCTCTAAAACCACCAAATTGTATTCCTTTAGAAGCAGCTGCTAGAGGTGCACCTTGTTTAAGACAATCATTATTGGGATATTCAGTTCATGATGAGAATTTGAGTATAGAGGTAATAAAAAAATATAAAAATAAAATTAGAAGGAAGAGATTACTTTTATTTATGATTATAATATATTTCTTTTTTAGATAAAAGGTTTATAAGAAAATAAATTTTTAATTTAAGATATAAGTTTTGGTTGTTTGCCATATTAATTTAAGAAAATAAAAAATTATAAATATAAATATTATAATCAAATCTAAAGTAGAGATCTTTTTTTTTATTACTAGTGAATTTCAATGCGGTGATTCCTTTTTTATTGGATATAAACTATATATATCCTTCGAACTATAATCTTATAAAAACTGGATTATAATTAAAATCTTTTTTTCTTTATTGTTGTGATAGATTATCTGTACATGATTAAAATATAAAAATCCTGGTTTTTCATTTTATCATTAAAGAATAAATAATTATATTTATTATATTTTTCATAATTTAATGTATCGCTATTATATCTTTAATAACTCAGAGATCAACATTATAAATGTCAAGCCTTATTGCAGTATTTTTACTAATCGTTAGTGAAAAGTTGATTAGAAATTACATGAATATTTATATTCGGAATAACCAAATTTGAATAATATTGGTTTTAAAAATTAAATATTTTTTTTGATGAAAGAAGTTAATTATTTAATAATTATTAAATTTTAATTGTTTAATATATATGATTTATTTATAATATGTGTACATATATATATATATAATTTAATTTGTAAATATGGATGTAAAAATTTTGATTTATTTTAATATTATGATATGTGCTTTATTTGGTAAATTTTATGACGATATTGTTGATATCCAATATCTTAAAAAAAAGTTTCATAATGAAAAATTAAAGTTGAGATTAAGATTAATTATCGGAATTACAGCATTATTAGTGTTTTTATTTATAATTATTACAAATAATATTTATTTAATATTTTTTTTTATTTATATAGTAACTATTCCTATATTAATTTGTCCAAAAGGATATAGAGATGAAATCCCTGATAGAGATTATACAAAAATAAGTATAATATTGACGCTTATTTCCTTAGGATTTATAGTTGTTTATTTTAAACAAATAAATTTTAAATATTTACTAGTAATGACGTCTATTGTACCTTTAACATATATTTTCTTTATTAATGAAGAATCCACATATACATCTAAATTTTTGCCAATAAAAGATAAAGAAGTTTCAAAATATAAGATTATTACAAGATCATTTGCTATTTTTTTCTGGTCATTTCTTGTATTATATTTAAATAAAAAAATATTTAATTTTTTTGATATATATGATGAAAAGCCTCTAATAGCAATCAATATGTATATAATTTATTGGATATTTAATTTAATAGTATCGGTAGTATTGCAAACATATTGTTTAATTAATGGGGTTGAAGAATTCACTTAAAAATATGTTTAAACTTATATGAATTTTAAAAATTTGAATTAACTATTATTAAGTATATAGTGTAGTTTAGTTGTATAACTTTTATGGAGATGCTAGATAAAGAGATAAAGAATATGTTATTAATTGTGAATCAATATCCAAGAATAAGAAAATGGATGATAGAATATAATCCAGATGGGGATGGGAATAAAGGTTTTTTATTTCCTAGGATATGTTCTGAAGAATATAAGAGATTAGGTGATCTTACAGAAAATGATGGACATTCTGGGGCAAGTTTTGCTTGTTGTTGTAGACACGTTCAAAAGATTCTTTTGAATGATTCCGCTCAACCAGAATGAAAATTGAATTTCTTACAATAATCAATAAAAAATTGTATAAAATAAGAAATCATTAATGTGAAATTTTTGGGATTGAATTAAGTGTTTAAGAAACATTTTAAAAAAAAAATAAACATTTAAATTTTTTTTATAATATTATATACTTTTTTAAAAAGGCTTAAGTGTTAAATCTATTATTTTCCATCATTATTCAAATTAATAAATTATAATGGATTATATTACTTAAAAAAACTTAATATCATTATAAAAGATATAAAGTTTAAAATCGTTT